CAGCGCACTTTGTGTCCACTCATCGCTCCACATCTTTCGACGTTCCTGCGCTGACATGAACTGCTCTTCAGGAGCCCTGCGGGTTGCGTCCTCGCTAGAACGAGTTTCGCGGCCGCCGGCCGAGAGAGTTTTCTTTAGACGAGAATCCATGGTTATCCCCTATTAGCCTTGTCGTAAGTGATGAACTGCTTGATCATCCGGTTGCGCTTCTCAATGTCTTCCCACATGCCCGCTTCCTTAATGGCGCGAACACGCTCGGGACTGAGAACGTAGCCATTACCGCTGCCACGCCCGCTCACCGACTCTCTAACAGATCCCGTTACCACGCTTCGGGGCCTCCTTGTAGGACGCTCGTCCTGAGTTTCATTGTATCTATGGGGTAAACGCTTCTGCAAGCGATTATCAAGTTCCTCCCAATAATCGGGAGACGACGGATCCCAACCCTCTTGGGTCAGTTTCGCGTCAATAATCTTGGCAATCTGAGTATCCTCATCCGCGCCTTCTGGGTCATACCAAGGATTGGCCTCGAGCCAATCGTTGGCCATGCGCTTAACCTTAGGATTAACCGGCGCCTCACGTTGCGGGGCCTCTTCAGCACGATATTTCATGCCCTGCAGCGCTTCGAGACGCTTACGCGATTCAGCCTCAATCTCTCGGGCACGAACAAATGCGTTGCCATCTGAATTATCAGTAGCCTCACGCATCTTGGTCATGGCGTACTGCAGACGCAGTTGCTCGTCCTCAATAGCCTTATCCAGACGCTCTACGTCCGCGCTATGAGCCCGCTGCTCAATTGCAGCCAGACGGGTCATCAGTTCCTGATTCTGGCGCTGCAGAGCCTCTAGACGGGCGTCCTTCTCAGCGTTGCGTTGACGGACATAATCTTTCTTTGCACGACGACGCGCACGCTTCGCAGCACGCACCTCATCATTGTCATCAGGATGGTCATCATCAGCAGAATCGCCACTAGACGCTTCCTGCACTTCGGGCACTTCCATGCCCTCTGGCACTTCAATCACGGCAGAGCCGTCAGCGGCCTCCTCTACTACCTCGAGGTCAGCCACCTTGTTTTCGGTATCCGTACTCATACAAAAGCCCTCATGGCAAGCGGATCACCCGTCACCTTGGCGATGACTTCGTGATCGTTGAACACGGCGAACAGGGCAGGATCTTCCATATCATCCTCACCCTCCACCTTGACCTCCCAACGGTCTCCGCCCCACTTAGGAACGCGGATGTAATCGCCGGGGTTGCACCATGAGCCCTCAGGCCATGATTGCATCGTGTCGCGGTGCTTGAACGCCAGCGGACCAACCTCGATGACCTTGGCCACCATGTTGTTCCACTTCTCGGTTTCCTTGGTCTCTTCAACCAAGATGATTCCCGCTTGCCCAACCTTTCTTTTGGTGCGACGCAGTTGTACAAGAATGCGTCCGCCGAGAGGTTTTGCACCGGGGTCTACGCTCGGAAAAGCCCAAGCCAACTCGGCTTCGTGAGAAGCCTCCGGGTTACCTGTCGTCATCTTTTTCCTTCATTAGTGAATCAAGAATGTCTAGGGCCTCTTGTAGGCCCGCGTGCTGACCGACCATGCGTTGGTACGACTCAAACGTCGTCGCATGCCCAACTGCAAGGGAAGCGGCAATCTCGGCCTGTCTGGCCTTGATGCCGCCGATCAGATCTCCAATCGTCTTCACTTCTTCTTCGCTTGGCTCAACGCACCTCCTTTCGGCTGGCTGCCGCCCTTCGGCTGCAGGCTAGTACCGTCCAACTTCTCACCCATAGCAATGCGCTTGTGCATCGGCACATTGATACCCTTCTGCTCTTGGTCACTGGTAGCCAATTGGGCCTCCTTGTTTCATGGTGATGTCCAACACAGCCTTCTCGCCGTCCTGCTTGATCTTGGCGGCATCGCGGGTCAACCGGGCTGTCTCGATGCGCTCCTGCATCTCTCGATCGCCATTTGCAATGGCCAATCGGAGTTGGAGTTCTTCCATATCTCGTTGGTAGTCCTGCTGCATCTTCTGCATCTTGAACTGGATGTCTGCAGCAGCCTCTTGCTCCTTGAGAGCCATCTCGGCTTGGTCTCGAGCGGCACGGCGCTGAGTCTCGGCCATGCTGGTCTGCAGAACCACTTCGCCATCCGGCGTGAGTTGGGGCTTTGGCTTGAACTGCTCCATCTGCTGAACCATCTGCTGGATGACCGGCATGATGCCCTGCAGGGTCTGGTCGGCATCCATCTCGACGTGCTGCGAGGCTGCACCGAACAACTTGTCCACCATGCCCGGGTCTTGCAGCAGTTCGTAGTCATCCATGCGACGACCTAGCGCCTTCTCGACGTAGCCGTTCATGCGGTTCAGGTACCACAGCACCAAGTGTTGTTTGATGTGTTCAATGGCCTTTGGCAGGAATCCGGGGGCGATGAACGGGTTAGCACCGAACAGCGGGCTCTTGGCAAAGTCCAAGTGCGCCTGAATGTGCCCCAGATGGTCCTGCTCGGGGTAGGCAAAGGCCGCCTGACCGATAGACATGGCTACATTCTCGTTGGCAGCGTCCATCTTGGCCGGCGCAGGCACGTCGATCATCAGTTCGTTGATACCCGGCACCTTGATCTGCTTCAGGAACCGTTGAATCACCGCCTTGCGGTTAAACAGGTCGGGATTCTTCTCCATGATGGCCATGACGGCTTGCGTCTGGGCCATTCTCTGGGTCTCAGAGAAGATGTGCGGGTCAGAGACCGGAATAACGTCAGTGACCCGGGAAAAATCCTCGCGGGTGATGTCCAGATCCTCGACAACCTCCCCGCGGCGCATGTCCTCGAGGTACCAGCGGTTGATTCGGCTCAGAATCCTCAGCACACGCGACTGCGACTCGTGCAGACGAGCGTGAATAGCAGAGAAGACCGCCGCACCCTGCTCAATGAGCGCCTGAGTAGTGCCCACAGGGGCCTGTGCGGTCACGTCAGCGATCTTTTCCTCAGCGGTGGTCACTACCCCCTTAGCCGCGGTCGTCAGCCAGCCCAGCAACTCCATAAGAACCGGGCTAGGCGGGTTGAACGGCATCGGCATGGCGATCTTGCGGACGTCATCCACGCCCGGGGCCGCCTCCATCTCGGCCACCTGCGTCACTTCGACCTGCTGCGACTGGCCAGAGATCTTCGCGCCCTTCAACTTCAGCATCGTGGCTGCGTTGTTGATATGGGCAGAGTCCATCAGGGCACGCAGAGCGCCCGTCAGAGCCGCTGAGAGGCCGCCAATGAGGTGCGGAAGGCCTACGGCATAGGCACCACGCCACGGGATGAACTTGAACTCGACAATCCAGTCGAGTTTGGTCATCGTCTCGTCGCCCTCTTCCCAGTTTCGGTACAGACCGACCACCTCGTTCTCGATCTCGTCGATCATGAGGATGTAGGGGGCCGATTCGCCCTTGGTGTAGGGGTCGTCTTCGAGTTCGAGCCATGTGGAGACGTGGTAAACCCGGCGCACACCGTCTTCGTTGTCATTCGGGGCGCGGCCCTCGACCTTGTCGGTGGCTTTTTGCGGTCCAGTAGGCTCTGGATCCATGGTTGCCCGGATAAAACTGGTATCCCGGTACATTCCAGAGGCAATCCGACGCTTGAATTCGTAGTCAGAGATGTCTTCAACCTCTGTGATGCGCTGCGCGGTGTAGAAACTGCCCGCCGAGAACGGCAAAAGCACGTTATCAATGGGCAAAAACTGCGCACACGGCCGCTTCTGACGCTCGTCGTACCAGATTTTCATGTACTGAGAGCCGCCGAGGGGCAACTGAGTGAGCATCTGCTCCTGGTCGTCGCGGAATTCCTCAATCTGCTCGGTCAACTGCCAGTTCATGAAGTCCGATTTGCGCTCGGCAATGGCAGTTTTGTCCTCAGTGACGTCACCAAGGATCTTCGTGCGGGTCGGACCATCAGGCGGGAACAGTTCTTTGATCGCCCGGGACGCAAAGTCGACGCACGCCTCGGCCATAACCGGGTGGACAACCTTGCTGGCGCCTTGGAAGTTCGCTCCACCGGGGGCGTCATTACCCAAACCAGTGCGGCGGATGCCGTCTTCGTACTGCTTGTCGCGCTCCTTGCGGGCTTCCTTGTCCTTCTCGGCCAGTTCTGTGTACCGCAGCGCTAGCCCGCGGATGCTGAATCGGTCGATATTTTCTGAATCGGCAAGGTTCTCGTAGAAGTCTTCAGACTCCATCGGGCCCTTGGTGTCCAACTTGACCACCACAGAACCGTCCGGCAGTTCCTCGAGTTCAGACTCGTCGAGTTCGACCTCTACCTCTTCGCCCTCTTCGCCCTCAGGGCCTTCGGCTTCGGCATCCATAGGGATGCCCTCTACAAAGCGATTGAACTCAGGATCAATAGGAAACTGTTCAGCCATGATTACCTCCTCGCGCCATTATCGGCACTCGTAATTGCCCCACCTTCTTTCTTACCGTACCTTTGTTTGCCTTGCATAATCAAGGACAAAGCCTCTTCGGGCGTAATACCCAAGCGCATCGAGGCCAACACCGCCTGATCCGCAATCAACTCTAGTTTTGGCGCTCCGATCGGCGTCGTTACCCCGGTCTGCGGACTAAACAAACCCCAAGTACGCGCCTGAGCCGGCACAGACTCCAGACCCATTTCGCCGGCAATCTTCTCTCGCCACCACGGGGCCAACTGGGTCATCTCTGGGTTAGTCACGCTGGCGCCCGGGACAATCTCTTTGCCCTTCCTGAATTGCGGCGCTCTGGTGTCAGCAAGCCCAACGGCCCGACTCCAATGCGCATCACCTACCGGCGTGGCTGTCTGAAACCCAGTCTCCGGCACGCCAGATGCCTCGATATACATTGGCACCTTCGGCGACTCCATCTGAATTTCCCCGCTTTCCACAAACTCACGCATAGGCGTTGCCTGCGACGTTCTATGGTACGGATGCGATGGCACCGTCAATAGGTCTACCGGAAAGTCAGCGCCACGCTTGGCGAATGGAACACCACCGTACCGCTCGAAGTCCGGGAACCGGCCTTGCTTCAACAGGTAGTAAGCCGCCGACCCGCGAGGGATCTCTGTCATCACTTCCGACCCCGGGCTGGCCATGCCAGTCAGCGTGTTGTAGAGCGGGTACTCCCGCATCGCGGCCTCTTCCCCGATCTCCTCGACCAGCTTCTTGTAGTACGGATCCATGAAGTACCACGGGTCCATGCCTTGAACCAAGGCCGGGTACTTTTCCGACTCGGCCAAAGCATCCAACAAGCGCTGCTCATTCTTGGACGTCATCACGTTGCGAGCCGCCTCGCTTCCTCGAGGCTTTGCGGCAGCACCGGGCAACTCACCCGGCAGGTTGCCCTTACGATCCTTGGCCATCTCGTACATGTCTTGCCGGGTAACGCCAAACAAGCGCTTCAGGTTTGGCGACTCAGGCGATACACGCTCCGCCGCTTCCTTGGCCAATACATCCGGCCTCTTGTAGATGCCGGGATAAGCCATACGGTACGGCTCCTTCACCGTCTGGCCCGGACGCGCACGCCTCTTGGCTGCGCCAGTCACCGCCTCTAGTGCCCCTTTAACCGCTTTGGCTTTGCTCATGGCGTCACCTTATGTATCTCTGTGTTACACTGCCCATTTTACCGCTTAAGGCTTACATGCGCACTCGAATTCCGAGGGAAGACCTGCTTTTCCCCTACTACCACCGCATCCGAGATGACGGCTTGTGGAACGTCTGGAACTCCAACCCACTCAAGACGCCGTACATCGTTGCGTGCTTCTCTAGTGAGTCGGAGGCTCTTGCTCATGCCAAAGATCTCAACGCACTTTACCGGGCAGAGTTCGATGCCAGCGCTCCAGAAGAGCCTCGCGGTCCTTCTCTGCTTCAGCGTATGTTGGGCGCCGCTGGCCAACTTCTTCGGTTGCGTAGTTAACAGCACGCCAGTCAGGCTTGGTTCCTATGCCTTGGACATGGGTCGGATACTCACGACCGCGTGACCATGGCTGCAGCCCTCCGAGGGGCGACGCCTTGACGTTGCCGGGAATACCAGACGTGCTTTCCGGGAACATGAACTTCTCGAGCCCCTGCAATTTACGCCGACGCTCCGCCTTCTCAGGGGATGTCTCTTTTGCACCGGCGCGTTGATAATCGCCCTTAACCTGTTCCATGAACAGGCGGTCCTTGTCATAGTCAGCAACGCCGTATTGGATCTTGCCCTTCTTGCCCAGAATCTCTTGGGCCGCCTTCTTGGCAACGCCAAACTCTGGCGCACCGCCCTTGCCTACAGGGCCGAACGGGTAGATCACAACCCCACCCAGACGCGGGTTATGCGTCACCACCATCTCGTTGCCTAGACGGCTGGCCAACTGAACGATCTCATCGCCAGTCAGACCACCCTTGGTCTTGATAAGCATGGCCGACGCATCCTCTGGCCGGTTGGTCAGCAGCGGAATGAACCTGTGCGCCGCCATGGCCTCTTGATTCAGATCAACACCAGCCTGCGCAATCTCACGGCGAAGCGCCTCATTTGATCCGGCCATCTCTCCAATGCGTCCTGCCCGCGGAATGTCTACCGCTAGCATCGGGTTTGTCTCCAAGCGCTTGGTGATCTCGCTCTTGAACACGCCCGTGCCCTCGCGGGCCTTGCGACCAGCGGCGATGTCTTGCAGCAACACGTCATTCAGGCCCTGACGGAATCCGTAACTCGTGCCTTGTCCTAGATCAGGCGCGGTCGCCTCAACCGTGAGAGTCGCCGGCGTGAATGGCCGCCGCATCGCGGTCGATCCGATGTTTGCGGCACGCTCTGCGCCACGCGCTGCGACACCAATGCCCGGGACTGCAGGAAGCACCCCTAGAACGCCCAGACCGCCTTCAAGAGCGGCCTCGCCGTAGTCTCCAGAGCGCCCAGCCTCATACGCACGGCCTAACGCCTGCCCACTTTCATAGCCCCACATTGGCGGGGCAACGAACGACGCGACGTCCGTCAGGATGTCAGCCGATCGCTTAGATCCCTCTGGTGACATAACCTTGCCCAAACCAGAACGCAGACCGCGGCGGACCATGCCCTCCAAGTCATCTTTCTGCGGCTCAATGTAGTCACGCTCGAGAACGCGCCCTTCGAGTTCGCGCAGACGACGTTTGGCCTCTTGCTCCTCTGCATCGACCGGCGCAGGCTTTGCCCCATAGAACGGGGTAAGACGCTTCAGGCTTTTCAAGTCGCTGCCGCCATCCTTAGCGTGTACCTCGCCACCCTTCGCATACTCCGGCACCGGCATCCGCAAGTCTTCACTGGTCGCAAAGGGATCACGCCCCTGCCCCTTGCGACTCTCTGCCCACGCCTTTGCCTTGGCGTAGATCTCTTCGGTCGGTTGACCACCAGACTGCAGATGCTCGAGTTCTTCCCGGGTCAGCGTCGGCACGATCAGCGGGAAGTCACCAGCGTCATCAGAGGCGGACAGTTCCGTCATCACGCCATCCGCGGCCGGCAGTTCACCGAAGTAGCCCTTGCCCTTCGGCATACCGCTCGTCTCACGCAGTCCATAGGGTGCGGCTTGTACTGCGCCACCCTTGGCGTACAGCAAGACAGGCGGGTAATCGCGCTGCATCAGTTGCTCTTCGTATGGATAAAAGTCCCGATACTGTTGCTCTGGCGGGAAGTTTTGCAACAACTCTTCCGACGACATCGGGCGACGCGCCTCTACCGCACGAGCCTCGGCCTCCCCAGCCATGCGGTTGTACAGTTCGCCAGCGCGGCCTTTGAACTCTGTTCTCGCTTGATCCAAGGCCTCATTCTTTGGCACGCCTTGATCCATCAACTCCCGGACGCGGGCCCTGCCAACCATGTTGATGGCGTCCTGCGCCGAAGCCCCGCCCTCAAAGCCCTCCGCCCTCTGCACCAGATGCTGGAGTTCATGAATCATCGTGTCTTCAGGTGTAGAAAACTCTTTGTTCAGCAGGCGTGGGTCAGCAAGACTGATCTTGGGCTCGGCGCCCAAAGCCACCTGACCATACACGCCGGGACCCAGATCTACATTCTGGCGGACCATGACGTCACCCAACTCTGGGTACGCCTCGAACAGTTTCGGATGGTCAACAGCAAGCCTTGCCGGCACGCCAAGCGCCTCAGGGTCGCGCTCCAAGTCCCTGATGTCTGCCTCTAGACTCTCAAGCCTCGGGCGCTCCCGCTTCCTTGCCTCGGTCAACTCTTTCGGGAACAGGTCACGTTGCTTGCTTCCGTACCCCATCGACGCCTTGATTGCCTGCGCCTGCCTGCTCTTTTCGTCCATCAGGCGGGCAAGATCCTCAGGCGATCGCATCTTCATCGACTGGTCGCTGATCTCTTGACGTAGATTGCCGTCAGCACCCATGAAGGTGCCGGTCTTTTGGTACGCCTCTTTCTCATCGACGCCGGCATTGATCAGGCGCTCCCACTCACGCTGACCTTCCTTGTTCCACAGTCTCGACTTTGGACCAATGAAGATCCCAGCCATCACCGGGATGGCGGCGCCCAGACCCTTCGCCAGCGGGCCACCAGCGATATCCAGACCAGCCTGCATGGCGGCCGATCCATACTCACCTTCCGCGGCAGCCTTACCAGCACCGACAAAGGGAATGAACTCAGCAGCACCAGACAGGATCTTCTCGGCCTTCTCTGCGCCGGGACCTTTGCGCATCTCGACCTTGCCGGTGTCCATAGACGCCAAAGTCTTGCCCTTGGCCCGACCACCGCGCTTCATCACTACGGCACCGCCGGCCTTCATGCGGGCGTTGATCATGTCCCGTAGGGCCGTGTCTTTTACCTTCGGCCGCTCGCCAAGAATGTCATTGACTAATTGATCGATGTCACTCACAGCGACCTCCAGAAGGTTTTCCGCATCATAACGCTACACCGCGTAAGGGTTAACCCGTTTGGGCATACCCGAATCAGCATAATCATCCTCGTCCCAGTCCTCAGGCGGCGGCGGGTCGATCTCGAGCCAGCCCGCATCTCTCAAGTAACGCAGGGCCTGAGTACACGCATCCACATAATCGTCGTGCGTGCATTCAGGGAACGAACAGATCTGCGACACAAAGCCTTCTGCCCAGTCGCGGACATAACCCTTGCGGGTCATGCTCTCCGGTATCCACACTCGGCCGCGGGCAATAATGTTCGACACGATATTCAGGCGCTGCACCTTGTCAGCCCGACCGGGGTTATACGCCCTCACCGGCAGATGCGCCCGCTGCAGGTCCTGTATCAGGCTGATGCCGGCAGACTTGTCCTCCACGAGGATCAGGTCGACCCGCTTCTTCTCCCTGCCCTCACCGAAGACCGTCTCGTACTCGTCGATGACCTTGGGCCGCAGGTCTGGGTACTGCAGATAGTCCTGCCAGCAGTCGATCACCATGGCAGACATCGGACCATCCATCGGCTTGAACACGCCGAACGTGATACACGCCGTCGGGTCACCAGTCGTCTTTTCGGTGTAGGCACAGTCATAGGACTGGATGATGTACTCGAACCGCGGGAACGGCTTGTCGGCTGGCCAGAGGCGGAACATGTCCCGCTTCACAATCCCCGACTCCTCGGGGTCGATGATCTCGGCATAGATCTCCTGCCGGCCTAACTTGGTGCCTTCGTACTGCAGGATCTGCTTCTGGAAGTTCGCAGACAGGTTGGCGATGTTGTCGTAGGTCGACGCAGTCGTCACACAGACGTCTGTGCCGTCCCTTCCGACCAGTTCGACTATCAGATCCTTCGGCCGCGGCGTAGTCGTCGCCACGATCCTTGTACGGGCTCCCAGACGCACCGAGAACATGATCTGGTCCCACGCCTCGTCGATGTAGTCCCATGCGGCTAACTCATCGAGCCACGCTCCATGGAACTGGGGACCGCGGAAGCGCTCTGGCTCACTGGCCGGGATGCCCTTGATCAGAGACCCGTTGGTCAACTTGATCTCGTGATACGCCCGGTTGTAGTCGGCTATCAGTTCCTCGGGGATGACACTGATCAGACCAGAGTCGCCCTCGAAGCATGTAGCACGCACGTCACTCGATGTCGGAGCCCCTACCAGCCAGCGGGTGCCGGGTTCTTTCCACGCCCACCATGCGACCTGCTCGGCAGCGGTTCTGGTCTTCCCCGCTCCACGTCCTGCCAGCAGCAGCCAGATAGACCACCAATCGCCCTGCGGGACGATCTGGTGCTTATGAGCCAGCGTGAGCCACTTGGCACGCCATGCCCACGCAATTTGTTCTTCTTTTGGCAGAAGGGCAAATTTACGTTGTGTCTCCGGGTCCCGGAGGATCTCCTCGACGCTCATTGCACCCTGATCGGCACCGGCTGGATGCGCCAGACCATGTCCATGTCTTCGCTGCTCAGGAACGCGGCCAGATCGCACACTAGGATGCTGACCAGCCGCGCCTCATCCTCGTCCATCTCATCGAGGGAGCCAGCCAGCACGTTGAGCATGTCAACGGCTTCTGAGAACGCCTCAGTCATTCTTCTCCGGGGGCGGCAACTGAGCCTCCGCCTCTTCCTTGATGCGCACGGCCAGCGGCCACACGCCATGTCCGGTAGGGACCGCACTCAGCGCGGACAAGATCGCATTCACTTCTGCCGGGTGCAGCACCAGCGTGATCTTCGGATCTTCACTCATCAAGGCTCTCCTGTTTTTTCCTCAACTCCATGGACTGCAGAATGGAGTCAAAGAGACCCTTGGCATCCACGTCCACCTTCAGCGGGCTGTCAGCATCACCAGCGACCGCTACCCTGTCCCCATACCGCTTGGGGTTCCACTTGGCCAGCAGTTTCAACTTGATGTCGGCACGAGTCCGCAGCAGTTGAACGTAGCCAGAGTCAATGCGCCCACCACCCTCTGACAGGATGCGCTCGGGCTCGTCTTGCAGTTCCTTGAGGATGTCTTCAGCGATCGCGTCCTGACCCAATTCTCTGGCGCGAGCGATGGCAGCGGAAAGTCCTTCGTCGCGAGCCATCCAATCGTAGATCGTCCGCCACTCAGGCATATGGTCATCACGGCAGATCTGTCTCAGTGGTTCTCCCTCTGAGAGTCTCTGCACTATCTCTGTTGCTATCTCTGGGGTGTATTTGGATGGGCGACCACCACTGCCTTTCGGCGGGCCGGGTTTCTTCCGCGGCGCGGGTTGCATCTCATCTGATCGCGTTTCAGCCATGACGCTTATTCCTGCGATATATGTACATGCGTCTTAGTGTAACGCATGGCTCAATAGGTGCCACGTTCCCGATTTCTTTTCGCGGCGGCGCGAATACATCCGTCTAGCCGTCGGGACCGCGTGGCGGCGGTGCAATGCATCCGGTTCACTACTTGGCCGCAGGGATGCGCGGTAGAGATCACCACCCCATATGAGCCGTTCGCTCCAATACTCGAGTGACCATAAAGAGTCTCTACACTCGACCAGTCACTCGGCATTCCGCAACCTATACCGGAAGGTCGGCTGCCTCTGACCCTATCGGGTTTCGCCCATTCAGGGCTCATCAGAGAGGCTGGTTGCAGCGCCCAGATTTGCACTGGGGTCTCCGCCTTATGAGGGCGGCGTGGTACTCCTCCACTACGCTGCGTCATCAACAGGTGAGAGAGCGGCACGGGTGGGATCTCTCGGCGGGTCTGCGCCGATAGAACATGCAGCCCTCTCATCTCTT